AAAATTGTTGGTCGACAGTTTATTTCAGCACCTGTAGGTATTGCAGCTTATGATGTGTATGTATGGGCTGGTGATGATGCTGCTAACCTGCACTTCACCAACTACCAGAAGCAACATTTGATTCAGTTCTTTACTGATGTTCAAATGCGTGTTGCTCATGTGTGCGAGCCAACTGCTTCTGATATTTTCGCTGCAGATGAAAAGGTTACAGGAGCGACACTTAAGGCGTTAACTCGTTACAGTCACCTAGACATGACTAATGTTATGGCTTATGAGTGGACTTCAAAGCTCGCAGGAAACACTAGTCGCACTCCTGCTTTGTTGGAGACTGGTGCTAATGTTGCTTGGTCTGGTCGTGAGCGTAACGATATCAGCTTGCTAACAAAAGCAGGTGATTGGTATCTCGATGCAGATGCTGGTCGAGTTCTTTTCTTCGAAGATGGAGGTGATGCCGCTATACCTGTTGATGCAAACGGAGATGCACTTACAGCCTTGGAAGCTTTCGATTATACTGCAACCGTATCTGCTAGTGAGAAGATGATGCACCTTGTTGGCGAAGCTAAACCAGGTGATTTTGTTGTCTTTGATGTGAATAGCAATTTCGTCGTTCGTGATATGGCTACTGCTGAAGACATTACAATGGCTGGAGCTGCTGCAACTGATTCGGAGATAGAGGCTGCGCTTGCAAGTCTCCGAGACCAGCATGAGTGGACTATCGGCCGTGTATTCGCATTCCAGAAAGAGCCTCGTGGTCTTCTTGAGCGTGTTCGTACTGGTTGGAACGGTTCTGAGTTTGGTGCTGATGCGCAAATGCCTGGTTCTGCAACTAAGGGATTTAGCGACCTCATCACTCTTTCTGACGAAACTGTTGCTGATGAAATTGCTATCATCAACGTCAAGATCCAATAATTACATTAAAATAAAGGGAACTTATCATGGCATTTAAAATGACCGATGGAACGCGTTTAGAGCTTCCTAATAATAAAAAGGCTGCTGCACGTTATGTAGCAGATATGATTTCTAACAGAGGCGCTCTTCCTGACACGGAAGAGATGGTAACTTGGAATGAGTTTGTTAATGTAATCTCTCCTAAGAACCGTGACGCAATTTCATCTTCTGAAATCTCACCTCTTCTTCAACAGTCTATGGAGATTCTCATTCGTGAGCCCGTAGAGCCTCGCATGGTTATCACTCCACTATTTAGTCGCGTACAAGCAAAAGGTTTGAATACTCAAATTCTTACTGGAGCTATGGGTGCAGTTTATGCTGCTGACGTACAGGAGTCAGGTACTTACCCTGAGGTTAACTTCCAAATGGGTGGCGCTGTTTCAACAGCTTATATCGGTAAGAGTGGTATCGCCGCTTCTTTCACTGATGAGGCACTTCGTTATAGTACTTTTGATATCATGGCCAAAAACCTTGAGCTCATGGGTAACGCAATGGTTCGCCATAAGGAGCAAAAAGCTGTCGCTTTCCTTAAGCAACTTGGAACTGCGCTTTTTGACAACCTTCAACCTTCTAGTTCACTTTATGGTGTCTGTAGTGGTCGTGGGGTTAAAGAGGATGGTGCTGGCGACCCTAAGCTTATTGCAAATGGTTCCATGACTATGGAGAACTTGATGCGCGGTATGGCTCATATGGCAGAGGAGGGCTTCAGTCCTGATACTCTACTTATGCATCCATTATTCTACTACACCTTCTTGCAGGATCCTGTCCTGAAGACTATGATGCTTGCACATGGTGGAGGCTCTATCTTCAATATGTACACTGGTGATCCAGGAAGTCAAGATCCTTGGAGTAACGGCGCACTAGGTGGTCGTGGACCTTCTCGTGGTATTCGTACTGTGAATCCTCGTGGAATTGGTACTTCAGGTGTTGGAACTGGTGGTGCTGCTACTTCTGTTGAAGGAAGAAGTCAGAACGCCACCTCTGCTCCAAAAGTACCTTCGTACTTTCCGTTTGGATTCCAGATTATTGTTTCACCTCTTTGTCCTTATGATCCTGAGAGTGAGACTGGTGACATCTTCCTTCTTTCAAGTGGTAACGTTGGTTTCCATCTTGTTGATGAAGAGGCTACTACTGTTGAATGGCGTGATGAAGGCACTGAGACTGTCAAGGTTAAGATTCGTGAGCGTTACGGCTTTGCTGTTGCACATGAGGGTCAAGGCGTTGGCGTCTTTAAGAACGTTAAGCGTGTTGCGAATGAGTATGACGGTGCAGTGAATGCTCAAGTTGCTGATCTTCTTGATATAGAGGAGTCAGACGTAAAGGCTAATCTCTAAGAGATAGTTTACTGACGCGAGCGAATTCCTGTATAAGAGGGAGGGGGGCAATGCCTTCCTCCCTCTTTGCTATTATGGGAGTTTTCAATGAGTTTGTTTAAAAATAAGTCTATAGAATCAAAAAACATTACTAAAGAAAGCTTTAATTCAGAACATGAAGAAGCGTATAATTTCGAATTAGTAACAGAAGGTAGCTTTGTGCAAATAAAACTGCCTATAATAGAAGAAATAGTTTCGGAAGGAGTTACTAATGGCCATAGTTTTGAAAGCAGACGAAAGCTACCCAACAAACAATGAGATAGAATTTCCTATTGGACAGGAAATCGTTTTAGTATTTGATAGAGCAATAGATCTTAAATCCGCTAAGGAGAGCGTAATAATATATGGACCAGACTCAGATATAACTTCTGGGCCTGATAATGGCTTGTGGCTAAACCAATCAGAAGGTACCAACCCGTTTTTTCTAACCTCACCTGCGTTTAAAGGTTATGTAGAGTGCGAGTTTCAAACTTACTTAGTGAATAATTTAGCTGATTTAGAAGTAGAAGCTAATCAGGAAATTTATGAAAAAAGTGATGCAGCAAGATATTCTGTTTTAGTTGTCACGCCAAAACAACCCCTTAAAACTAATACAGAATATAATTTATTTATTTGCGGAGAAAGTTTGAATAATATTTCAAACATTCCTCCTGAAATACAAGCTTACAGCCAAAGTAATTGTATTTCAGAGAGAACGGTTTATGACGCTTATGTGCTGGTAGGTGAGGTTAAAACAGGAGACTCGAGAATAAAATCTTTCGGTAGTTTTGAGCCAAAGAATAATGAAGCGACTGCTACGTTGAATTTAAAAATTGTTGAAGCAGGTAACGGTTCTGCCGCCAAGTTCAAATGGTGGTTTGATGACGAAGCAGAACCTCAACCAGCGTCTAGCAATTACAACTCACGTTTAAATCGTTGTGTACAAAGGTGGAGAGTAACTGATCGAGGAGTGCTGGTAAAGTTCACTGGTGGCGAATATAATTTGAATGAAGTTTTTAAAGTTGAAGCAGTAAAAGAAGATCTGTTAGCAGTTTCAAACTTAGTAAACTTTAACACTGGAACAGATTCAATTTTTGTTTATCCAGAATATACATCTACCAGCCCTATTGCACCAGATGGATTATTAATACCAAATCAACAAAACGAGCCAGCAAAGCAAAATCTAGAATTAAGTTCTATGATTCCCGAAAACGGCGAAATCAATGTAGATTTAAATCTAAATAAAATAATTTTAACATTCAATAGCAATGTGGATGTAACAACAGCGACTCAAGAAAATATAAAACTCGAGTCACAGTCTGTTAGTGGAGTTTTTGACGGCCCTAAATCAACTAGATCCAACAGGCCAGAAAAAATATATAAAACAATATCAGTTTCTGACAATACAATAACTTTGGAATTTTAGGAGCACCCATGAATTGTTCGGACACTAATAATAGTAATTGCAGCACTCCAATTAAAATTCCAACTAAAAAGGTTTTAATAAAGTGCAATAGAAGTAAAATTCAAATTAATGAAAATGTTAAATTAAAAATGCTTTTTACTGATTTGAACGGAACTCCTGTGGACCCTGTTGGGGCCACAGTAACATTAACAGACCCCGATGGAAATGTTGTAGACCCTGGATTGCAAATTACCAAAATTGACATTGGATACTGGTATTTTAGTTACACACCAACTGTAAGCGGGGTTTGGAAAGATTCCTGGACAGTTTCATTGCTTGGAGAGAATGTTACTTTTGAAGGCACTTTTGAAGTAACTAGTGGTGGGGTTGTAGCTCAACCAAAATGCGGATTGGATTTTAATAGTTTAATTTTTATCTCACTACAAAACTTAAAAGACACTGAAGGAAATGCTTTAGCTAAAGATTTGGAATTGTTTTTCACAACAGAATACAATCCCTTTTATGCATCTGTAGAGATGCTTAAAATGGAATTAGGCTCATGGGTATCTAATGTAAGTGATGATACAATAGCTCTATCAATACACTGGTCCTCTTTGGAAGCTGATAACATCACAGGTGTAAGACCAAGTTCCGAACGTTATTA